GTCCGCACTAGCTTGACTAGCTAGCATAGTTCCAAAATCACTTTACCACATGCCCCTTTCGGGGGCCTAGCGCCATGCAACCTCAATTTCAGAGGAGTCACAACGTGCTGTGGTGTCGAAATTAGTATATATTAGTCCCGTCTGCCCCGGTCATCGTTCTTAAATCAGAAGCTGTCTGCATAATATTTGCATCAAGTTTACGATAAAAGATACCGAAGTCTTTGGCTGCTTTCCGGTTGTTATCCGTACCCCATTTAAGGAGTGCAGGAACAATCTGCGGACTACGATCTGCTAACATTTTGATATCATCCCATGAACCTGCTCTATTCGAAAATAGAAAGGCCATTTCTAACTCTATTTGCTCTTCCGCCCGAAGGTGGTCGCGCAAATAAAGGTAGAACGCTGGATTTAACCAAAGTGAAGTCAACTCTATGAATCTAAGAGTTTTAGTTTTAACACCAGTGATACGATGAGCTGTTCGTAAGAACTCCTCTTCGAGAATACGATTGGTTCGCACTTTATCACGCAACTCATTTATAAGGGCCTGTAATAGGCCGTTATAAAATGAATAACGTATAAGTAAAGGGTCGCTCATTTGTCCATAGGAAATCCAACTCAACACTCTCGTGTCTAGTTGGCCTTTGGGATGAAAGCATCCAGTTAAGCCGAACATAGTGTTTAAAGCTAAAGCCATATGCGAGGAATAAGTTCCTGGCATTTTCGGCAATAGATTTAACAACTGGCCAGAAGTATCGAAATAACCTTTTTGGTGTGCTTCATATAATAGACTACCTAATGCCCCGTGATTTCTTCCACAGTTCAGGATGTTACCTGGACCTAACGGTGAAATCTCGCCATAAGGAGTTAACCAACGTTTCGCAAATTCAACCACATCATAAGATATGATTGACTTACTAGTATTGATTTGTACCCCTAATGTTGCCATTAGTTGTACGTATACGGAAGCAACTCTATCGTTATTAATAACAATGTCGTCACCCAGTATACAGTACTGTTTAAAAGTATTAACTTTGAAACCACACTGAACTGCTGCAATTTGAACTATAACATGATGTGTTACAGCCAACATCGCCCAGCTCGAGTAGGCTCCCATAGGTTGACCAACAGCATACTTAATATATTGTTCATCATGAACTTTATATAAGTTACCTGTTTTCAGATGATTCAAAATAAACTTATCACTAAGTTTATGAAGTTCACCTGGAATGGCCCAAGGAAAATTCAATAACCGAGACCATAGATCTCCTCTAACGCCTAAAGCATTGAGTATATCTACCTGTAAGGTTAAGGGAAGACGATCTGTTGCAGATGATAAATCAAAACATGAAAATTTGTACCTAGGGTCTCTTTCTTTGTATAAACGAAGAAGGGGAGCACCTTGATCAAATGTCCCATCTACATGCGATACTTTACGTAAAGCATTAAAGATGGAATCATGCAACGGTTTCAAAGCAAGTTGAATCCACCAGTTAGTTATTGCAACTATTCTGGCTTTTCCAGCTTGATCATAAACAACTGAAAGTTTACCCATTCTCAAAGGAGTAATCAGACCCAAAGTTCTCGCTAGGATATAAACTGGCCCATACAATAATAATATTGTTAAGAACAGTGCTAAATACTGAAAACTTCTCGTTAAAAGAGCAATTTGGACAAAAGTCACAAACTGTCTTGGGTACTCAATAAACGCTAATGCGTCGATTGTAGCACCCCACGTAGAAAACTTCGTATTTGGTCCAGCG